ATCTCATCAAACTTATCAAACGCAATGCCTTTGGTTTTCGGAACTTTGAAAACTTTAAAAAACGGATTTTTATTGCTCTGAACATCAAAAAAGAAAGGACAAATGTCGTCCTTTCTCGAGCTTAGCTTTTCTTCAACCCACTACAGTTGACAAAGAGCCGGTTTTTTTGGCTTATTGCCCCTTAAAGGTTATTTCTTGCGTGAGTTAAGCCATTTCTCAAACAAGGTTGTCAAAATATTGACTACTAAGGGTGCTAGAAAAATTGTGATGATAATTTCTAACATCGGCAACACCTCCCTTCATTAAAGTGAGGGGGGCAAAATATTATATCATACCAGATTTATATCATCAACATCGCGTCATTCTTGGAATAGATAGACTTAGATACACAAATAACCTTACTAACAAATCTCTAAGCAAACCCAGAAATCAACGTTTTAATACAAAGCAAAAAGCCCATAGATTCGTAGCTAAGGGCTGATTGATTTGCAAGGATAGGCAGGACTGTCGGGGCTCCTGCATTTCTCGACCCACTATAAGTGGCGCGTTGGTGACAGATTCTCAACCTCTATCCTTCATGTCTTCATTATAGCACTTTTTTCTCAATTTTCAATCCGTGCATTTAAATTTATTACCTATCTTTTCTCTAGTATCCTTCAACCATATTGCACTTCCACCTCACTCATGATTTCCAGCAAAGTTTTCCCTTTAATCTGTAAAGAAATTAACTCATCAAAAGATGACACTTTATATTCATTATCTCCAATCACCACTAAAATATCATGAACAGAATTAGGGAAAATACCACATACTTGATTCTTATAATCAAAAGAAGCGTCCCAACCATTGTCATACAATGCTCGTAAATCATCAAATATTGCCATAATATATCTTGATTCTCCTATATAAGATATTCCACAACTTATCCAAAACCGTATGAAAATTTATCTGGTAACTCTTTTCCTAATTTAATACTTTTAATCAAAGTATCTTTGACAACCGAAGCAAATTGTCCTAAATCATCTCCAACATAGCTATATTCCAAAGTAGTTTTATCGATAGTTGCAATACCTTTACAAGCTCCACTCACAATAGAATACTGCCTCTTAGACGAGCTATCTTCTATTCTGTACATCGTAATAATTTGTTTATCAATCTTTGTCATTTTCTATTTAGTGTAAAATAAGGCACTGGAATTATTCTTGACTCTCAAAAATATAATTGCAACAAGGTATCGAAATCGTCTTCGAAAACATTTTGACTATTTTGCTTTATTTGCTCAATGATTTTATCCTTTTTATTTCTATCTAAAGGTAGTGTTTCAAACGCTTCTTCTTTTACTAAGAATTCACCATTTTCTCCCTGGAATTCTTTTGTAATTTTTCTAATATGACTCTCGAAATCGATAGATTGGAGCTCTTCGTCGTTTATGTTATCTTCAATCGCATCTAGTAACAAACTAATTGAAATTTTAATCATCTTTAAATACTTCCCTATGCGTAAATACCGCCACTTTATTCATCAAGTCGTCCTCTGTGTAGTCAATTGTAAAAGTATCTAAACTAAAGATAGATTTAGGGGGAGTTGAACAAATCATAGGAACACTATGCACCCTATACTCTTTTTCTCCAATTCTCACAGCATGATTGATTTTCAAATCTGAAAAATCAGGATTCTCAACAGTAATAGAAACAAGACGATGCGCTATTTTATAAACATCAATTATCTTATTTTTCGTGTTTAATTTATCCATAATTATTATTTTAATACTTATGTTCTTGGTAATCAAAACCTATTTTAGATTTAATACTATCAAATAAATCTAAAACAGACTTAGGAGTGTTCTTTTTAAAAGATACACGAGGCATATCTTTGTCAGGATAAACTTGGTCTACCCACTCATGAATTTGATTATAAAAAATCAACAGCTCTTTGCTTGGTGGTATCATCATATCTAAAACGAAACCTCCTTTACTTTAACTTCATTATAAACTTTCCTATCCTAATATTCAATCAACAAGAGACCATTACGATAGCTTTTTAGAAAATGGTAAGTAGCCTTTTCTATCTCTTTAATTCTCATGATTTGATTTCTTATACTCAATGAAAATCAAAATGCAAACTAGGAAGCTAGCCGCAGGCTGTGCTTGAGTTCAGCAGGCAAGAAACTAGCACGGTCAAACGTCCTTTTTTTATTACCTAATAATACTATCATACCACATCTAGAAAACACACTAAATTATTAGTAATCCCCATCGATTTGCAGTATAATGATGGAAAGGTGGGTTGATACTCACGGTTCACCAAAAAGACTGGTTTGGCGAGTTTATGGAGGAGGGATTTATATGGATAGATCAAAAAAGACTTGGGAAATTGATGGATATTTATGGTTAAATTGCCCTGTTTGCGGAACTGAGGTTATGGACTATGATATCTGTGATGTCTGTCGTTGGCATAATACTGGTATTATAAATATTGACGGTGGCCCGAATAAAATGACTCTAGCTGAAGCCAAAGAAGCTTACGCAAGGAGAAAAATCGTAAAAATTCGAGAATTTGATACAGTGTTGTTAAAAAACAGTCAAACGGCGACAATTGTCGAAAAGTTAAGTGAAGATACTTTTATTGCTGACATAGGTGATTCACCCAAAGACTGGGATACCATAACAATCACAATCAATGATATTGAAAAAGTAGTGTATTGAAATAGCTAATATATTTGTATAGTGTTGGGAGTAACCTTAAATGAATAAGACTGGAAAAGAGAATTTGATAATCATTAATGGTCGAGAATATGTCCATTGTCCAGTATGTGGTACTGTTACAGCAGTGTATGACATCTGTGACGTCTGTCAGTGGCAAAACACAGGAGAAACTAATATAGATGGTGGCCCTAATGAAATGACCCTTGCGGAGGCTAAAGAAGCTTATGTTAATGGAATTCCAATAATATAACAGACTGAAAGGAGAGACTGATGGATCTTAGAAAATTTAATAATAAGGTTGTCAGAATCACCGATATTGATGGCCAAATATTTAAAGGCGTAGCTCTTTACGAAGACAAAGATGTCTATGATGAAGAACTTGATGGATTATCTGTTAATTCTGGAACCAGATGGACAAAACTCTTTGAAGATGAAATCAAAGAAATTGAAATTACTGATAAAATCAACCAGTACCTCATATAACTGAAATAGCTTTAATCTATCTATAAATCGTCTTGCGAATATCTCACGTCCTACATCATACAATCACTTATCTTCAATTCTAAGTCTAGTCTCTGAATTGCTTTTTCAAAATTTTTAATGCTTTTTAGTTTCTTTTCTACTTGGTTAGTGGTCACACTGGTATTCCTTATAGTATAATTAGTTTAAAGAGAAGTGAGGTAGAAATGATAGTGTCGCTACGCAACTTCATAGTTTGAGATGACGGGACAGGCACACCGTCCACTACTCTTGAGCGCTTAGATTATTCTAGGTGCTTTTTTTGCATTTTCTCGGTGTTCGCTCTTGGTTCAAGTCCATTCTCCATACCATTTGGTAAGGAATTAAGAGACATTTTTATCTCTTCTATCTCCTTGTCATTCTGCTAGCAACTGAGGCAAGTTATCGCACAATTGATATTGACCCACAAACTATAGAGGTCTTAAAAGTGTATCAAAAAAGACAACGTCAAGAAGCTTGGAAACTTGGTCGGACTGAAACTGTTGTCTTCTCAGATTTTATTCATAAATACCCAAACAATAAAACACTAGCAACACGTTTAAACACACGTTTCAAACATGCTGGTGTACCTAATATTGGATTCCACGGTTTTAGACACACACACGCTAGTCTCTTGCTAAACTCTGGAATACCATATAAAGAATTACAACACCGTCTAGGTCATTCTACACTGGCTATGACTATGGACACTTACAGTCATCTCTCCAAAGAAAAAGCAAAAACAGCCGTCTCATTTTATGAGAAAGCTGTTAGTTCTTTGTAAAGGGGGACAAAAAGGGGGACAAACCCAGAAATCAACATTTTAAGACAAAGCAAAAAGCCCACTGTTGTAGGCTTTCTGTAAGATATTTCTTAAAATTAAAGCATTTTGTTGTATCGCTTTTTTGAATATTAAGTAAGTTGTTTTATACTTCCTTAATGCTTGATACTAGGGTGGTTATTGGTTTTTGTTTATCCTTTGAATATTTTGGAGTGTCTTCCTTACTCCACAAATCACTGAACATAAAACTCTACTTTTTTTATGAGTTCAGCAGGCAAGAACTAGCACGTATTAAGCGTGCTTTTTATGTTCCCTCTTTAATCTTTTTATCGCCTTACTTTTTCCTACTCTTAGGAAATTTCTTTGAGATCATTTTTGCGCATTCATCCATCCTATTAATATCTTGTTTATTTAGACCTCTGTTGTCTTTTTTGGGACTTTTAATTTTTATTTTAAAGTTTCCAGTTTTTTTTCTATTTGTAATTTTTATTGCCCTACTACAAAGTTCACATGGATATTTTGTAACTGGTAATTTTACTGTTATTTTTTTTCCTAGACCTATACTATCGATCTTAGATATCAATTTTCTTTCACAACATGTGAACATTCTGTTTTCTCTACTTTTTGATTTTTCAAATTGCTCGTATGTAATATCTTTTCCATATTTTAAATAATACTTTGTTTTTTTATCTATGGATACATACTCTACATTTCCAACTCCTAATATTTCTACTAAAATAGATACTACTTTTTGTTTGGTACTAGCATTTTTATTTGGTATAGTAATTGCTTTTATACCCTTGTCATTCAAACCATTTATAGTTATATAGTGTGTATTGTTTAATCTTACTGAAGCATAGCAATTATTTTTTTTGTTTATGAAATTTGCGAGATTTAATTCTTCAATTTTTTTACAAAATTGACTGACAATATGTTTTTTCTTGCTACCAATTAAAATTCTATTTAAAACTTGTGTGTTTAAAAAAAATAAATTAGATTCAATTCCCGTTTTGTCCATATCTATCATGAAAAGGATTTTTTCACTTATTTTGATTTGGCTTTTCCAATCTCTGAAAAATAAGTAATATGGAAAATCAAAATCGAGAAAATGCCTTCTATGAAAAAGGAGAGCATATATATTATTTAGCAAGCATACTCTCAGAATCGATTTTTGTCTTTCTGTTAAGTCTATACCATCTAAACTTCCTTTTGTTTTTGTTCTCTTATATAAATCAAAAAGTCCTTCCCAATTTCCCCTATACCCATAATAGTAGTAGTAATAGTCGTATATAGATAATATACTTTCCATCCAAAAGCCTAATTCTTCCTCTTTTACGTCTTCAAGTCTTTCTAAATTATTACTTAATTCGTCCTCGTAAAAGAATTTTAACCTTAAAAGATCACCATAATAATTAGATGTTTCTCCAATTATTTTATTAGCACTTTTTTCTTTTAAGCGTCCACCAACATTCTTATGCAGCGCTTCCACTGTATAAAAGTCAGTTACTACATTTATAAAATCCAAATTTGTATCAAGAATTAACTCCTTATCCACTTCCACACCTCTACTTGCTTTATCTTGACCTAGAAAAAGCCATGGAGAATTAAGTTTTTCTTTTAATTCCAAAATTGATTTGTTTTCTTTTCTATCCATACTAACCTCAACATATTAAAGTATCTTTTAATATAATTTTATCAAAATTATTACTTTTGTCTATGTCTCTTTTCCATCTTACGCATATCTACCGAATGAAGCACCAGATCACGATACTTCCAAGTTGATACCAAGTAATCTAGTAACTCTTTATCCTCTATTTTAAAATCCAATAGTAGCAATAACTTAACTGTGTATTCATTCTCTAGTATCGGTATACTATAAGTCACGTTTGCCCAATGTTCAAAACCTAGTTTAGTTTCTTCAATGCTCGTAAGTTCAATATTTAAAATATTCATTTTTCTTACTCCTACTTTATTATTCGTAAAAGAAAAAGAAAAAACAACTGTAAAAACAGCTGTTTCAAGTTTTTTTATATTCCTTAAAGACTTTTCTTAATCGTTCTGGTTATCTTCTCTAACAACGTCTATAAATTTTTCAAAAAGAATATAACCTAAAAATAATATAGTGGGAGCTGCAACAGTTTGAACAACAGAAGCAAATTTTTGTTCATTCAAGCCAATCATGATTGCAATCTTATCACTATTGTAAACGAAAAAACCTGAAACTACTACTAAAGCAATAAAAATTACAGCAACAACCGAAAATCCTTTTCTCTGGCCATTATTATTGTTATTATTACTCATATAAGTTCCTTCTTTCTTAGTTTTATATACATATTATATACTAAAAATATCCTACGAACAAATTTTTTATCTATTCATTAAAAAGTTTTCTATTTATTTTTCAGTTTTCAAGCGTTCTATAGCTTTTTTCCTAACTCTATATAACTGAGATTTTGATAATCTTAAGTCTTTACAGATATTCGCTGCATCTTCACTAAGGACATAGATTTTAGTTATAGCTAACCACTCTTCATCATCGCTTAGATTATTGATTAAGTCTAATACTGCTATCCTTTCTTCAATCAAGGCTATAATCCGATCTATGACATCATCTATATAATTAAAATTCAATTAGATTTTTAATAACTAAAATAGTGTTTACTGAAAGTCAGTTTGTATTTTAAACGTTTTATTAAAAAACTAGAATTTTACTCTGATTTGTTAAGTTTTTACCCCCTTTTTGTCTGGAGGTCTCCGACTTGGAAAAAGTTCCCTTCACCGGTTCCCAAAGTATTCAAAAAATTTTTTTCAACGTGGGGGGAGTCAATATCCTTTCAGCTCTATAAATCTTTTAGCAATTACTTTTCTTCGACTATTTATATAACGAGTAGTTTTATTTAGTTTCTCTGCCACGTCTTCCCAAGTCACACCAGGTTCTAAAAATCTCATTTTAAAGATGACTAGATCAGTATCAATCAGATTTTCCATCAAGGTATCTACAATTAATTTAAAACCTTCCAGATATCTTAATGTTAAATCTTCTTCAATTCTAATTATAGTATCTTCAGTAGGACTTGAAACTTTCTTGCCCTGAGATCTAATATACGTTTCATTCCCATGTTTCTTGTTATGTATCAACTCTTGTCTTCTCAAGTAAATTTTATTAGCAATCGTTCTATATCGCCCTAACTCGATATCTATCCCGTCCAGGTCTCTGTTACTCAGTTCATACACAGTCAAGTACCTCCACTTCAATTTTAAAATTTTCTTATCTTGCATTCTGTCAAACTGACAAAAGCTTAAAAACCTTTCAACACTCCACTTACCAGGTATCATTGTTTTAAGTTTGACAACTCTTCAATATGACAATTTAAAGAAGTATCCCTCTAATTTATTCCCCAGTTTCTCTTATCTTACATTCTGTGAAACTCACTCCATTCTATAACTTACTGATATATATGACTTCCAAGACTATACTCTATTTTAGTTTATGCTTTCTTCATTTTGTGAAACTAATTTACTGAAATTAAAAACAAGGCCACTTTTGATATAACTATCAATTTCTTGATATTCAAATCAGCCTTGTTTCTGATGAATCACTCTTTACCTAAATACTCTTTAATCTCACGATATTCCTTAGAAAAATTCATATGCCCACTGACATCAGGATTTAAGAACGGAAGGATACTTGTTGGATTTACTTCTGTCCGATATACTGCAAGAGAATGCTCCTGAGTTATTTCTCCAACTACTCCTTTATGTATTTCTTCTACATCTTTCTTTAGTGATTGAATTTCATCGTAGGCATCTAAAATTATTCTAAGTTTCTTCTGGTAACGTTTATAGATTTTCTTTTCTTCAGCTCTTCGTTTAGTCTCTTTAAAGATATATTCAAATATCGCTGCCTTTGCCTCCCAGAAATTAGTATCATACTCTTTCTCTAAAAGATCGATTGATTCACTCATTTTAGCAATTTGTTCTAAAGAAGTAGCATTATCCTCAAGAAAAGAATCAATATTATCAAATGAAATCTTCTTCTCTCCAGTAATTGTTTTTCTTTTTTCCTCCAACTTTGTTCTTGCTTTTGCAATCTTATCTTTTTTATCATCAAGATTTTCTAATGTTGATAATACTTCTCTAATATCCATCCCCTATCTCCTAATTCCATTTTATAAAGAAAGCGCAATCCGTTTCAATTTTCTTCACAACGAAACGAGTATAAAGCATTAAACTCATTCCATAAATAACGGATTCACTTACCCAACGTAAGCTATTTTTATTTCTTTCAAATAAAGTAGCGAAATTGTACAAATCCCCAACGAAAGCAACTTTATCGCCTTTTACTCCTAGTACTTCATCAGATACAACAATAATATCATCAACGTATAAGTTTTCTGAGTATTGTTCCTTCTTGTTAATTTTTAAAATATAATTTCCATCGCTAGATTTCTCTTTATCTAAAAACTTAAATAGTGACTGACTTAATACAAGAGTATTATGACGTTCGGGATTCAAATCGTTTATTGTATCTTTCAATTCGTCAAAATTAGAAACATTTTTTTCAGGTGCTTCTTTTAGAATTTTTCCAATTTCAATATTACGAGTTTTACGACAAAGACGGGTAATTTTGTTACTTAAGAAGTCTGATATATTATATTCTCCATCATCAACTTGTTCAGACGATAAGGCAATACGTCCTGAAAATGTCTTGTGTTCAAACTTGGTTCTAATCTGTTTTTTTCTAAGTTCTACACTTTTACTATCTCTAAACTCTTCTGATTCAAGTTCTGATAGATGTTCATCGTCAAAACCTACAGTTTCATATGTTCCACCAGTACCCGTATGCTCAATCACATTAACAAGATCCACTAATTCTTTTCCTTCTTCAGGAACGTCATAGATACTTGTTATATCTTGTGATAATATTAAACCTGTTTTTGATTTTTCATCATCACTACTCATTCCTCTACTTCTTACATACTTTTCTACCAAACTAAATTTTTTAGCCATTTTATACTCCTTTATCTCTTTATTGCTCCTCGTTGTTTATAATTTTTTCTAAAATTCTTAGCTCTTAGCTTTTCTTTTATGACTCTCCGAGCCTTTAGAATCATTTTTTCTAGATTTTGATTTGTCTTGTTTGTTAGCATATTTTTCTAGTATTTCTTGTTTCCGTTGTTCTAAGCTATCACCTTCTTTTTTACACTGAGAAAAGATTTTCTGTCTTTTATCTGGATCCATAGAAAACTTATTGGCTACCACATACCCTAAAGAAGTATCTCCTGCCATAATACTCACCCCCTTTCTATGCAAACAAAAAGGGACATACCACTAGCATTATATGCTTACGGTATGTCCCTGAGTTGTTCTCAATAGACTTATTTTTTAGTTTCTTTTTTGACTAGATGGGTAAATTTCCCATCTGAGTAGAATAAAGTTATCTCTCCAAACCTTGGAACTTTTTCTATCTCTATTATACCACATTTTTCGTAGACAACAAAGCCTTTTTCTGTTGCAAATCGCATTTTATCATCATTCATTGATATTCTCCCCTCACTGTGTTTATAGTATATCTCTTATCTTTGATCGTAAAAGCCTTAAAAGTGTTCCCTTCTAAACCTTTCAAAATTCTACTTGAATTTCTAGCATTGTATACAGTCCGCAGTTCACTACTATCTAGGTTCG